ATGTAACCCATCAATGCCGTTAGTATGATTGGGAGGGCTACATAGTATGATTGCAGTAGTAAATCATTCACTTTTTTTCATCACTCCCCTCTGCCTACGCTATCGGCTCATCAATCGCAATCATCGGATCAGCGCCTTTATTCTCATGCTACCACACTTCCCATTGCGACATACGTCATGTTGATCACCAGCATGGTTGCTGCTGAATTCTGTCCATACAAATACAGCAATCCATTAGAAATCATGAAAGCTGTAGGTACCGCATTCAGCCAACCATCTCCGCATACCATGCCTGTCCCATATACAATGCTGTTCGGCCTGTACCCTTCCGGAATCGTGCCGGCAGTCCACCACGTTCCTGCATTGCCTCCGATAGCACCCGTGTGCATATACACAGACAGCGAAACCATCCCATCCGCCGTTTTAGTGATCATGTTGGTTTCACATTGAAATTCTGTTAATAACTTTGCCGTACTGACCTTTCCGATATCGTCCATCCGTTTCGACAACATCTCGATTGTCGGCGACACAGAAAACAGCTTCGTCACGCTTGTAATCGTCAGACCGCTCAGTGATACCCGGTACAACGGGAAATCATCCTGCGTTGCTCCGGACAAAATGTTTCCATTGACATAACTCGGAACACTCGTCTGAATGGATGAACTGGCTTTCCCTTTGATCACCACAAGTTCCGCCGATTCTACCTGTAAACTGGTATCTTTTTTATAACGCATCACTATTAAATCACTCCGGTACATCTTCTGCGTACCATTCTGAATGGTCACTTCCTCATAACTGTTCACCGGGATGCGCATGTGCCGTCCCTGGTTGACCAGCTCACCGGATTTAATCTTAATCAGGTTATTTGATACAATCTCCGCTGCAAACTGATTACCGCCGGCCAGGACGTATTTCCCTGTTCCGATCACTCCGGCATGTAATGCTCCGGCTGCTTCCGCTGTCACATGTTCTTTTCCGGTGTGCCCTGTAATAATTTCCACTGCCATTTCATCACGCTCCTATTCTCCAATTTGACATTCTACATTGATGCCACTGCTGTTGACTTTCAGTATCTTTTTCACGATGTCTCGTTTTATCGTAACTCCAGTAATTGTCTCCCGTGCTCCCACGATATCACCGACATCATACTCTGTATTATTTTCAAAATCTGTTTCCAACGTATTTGCTGCCGCCCAAGTTTCCTGCAGTCGCTGTGTACCGCCGGTAATCAACTCTTCCTCTGATTCCACGTTGGAATAGTCGTAAGTCTCTGTCACTTCATCCACGCCGAAAAACGTCTGTGTTTCTGATATATTTCCCCGCACATCCATGTACAGATGCCGGACCATCCGCTCACTGAGGTCTCCTTTTCCCAGGCAGATCAGATGATTTACCGGCCGTTCATTGCTGCTGATCTGAAAATTCATCTGGTCAGAATCCCACTCTTCATC